CTTTTTTATAATTGTCCGCCTCCCTTTCAAGTATGCTTTTGGGATATGTCCTACCGTTTCTATTTGGGGTATCATATTTTTGAAGAACCGCATAGAATTCAAACGGATTTCTGTAATCCAACTCTTTGGCCTCTTTTAACATAACTTCATTATGTCTGTCTTTGGGAGAAACCCAACCAGCATCCATTTCAATCAAGATACCGTGACCGATTTCGCTTGCCTCTAATATTCTTAAATTTTTCATCTAATCTTTTAAGATAAATATACCGTTCTTAATAGTTTATTGGTCATTCGTTTTTTTTGAGGTTGAAAATTCAAAGTATTTGTTTTGTTGAATGTTATTTTTGAAAATAGATTTGACCATACTTTTGATGGAATTTTTAATTTCTATGGACTTAAAATCCAGTTCAGAGTTTGTATATAAATTAATTTCTAAATTAAAAAAAGATTTTTTACCATGGGAAATTCCGCTTGTTCTTAAGTCTAAATCCACAATACTTTTTTCTTGAAATAATTTTTGATTAATTGATTCGAATACCGAATGTTTAATTTCTCTACCTAAATTAGAGACAATTCTATTCCAATTATCGTATTCTTGTTTTGGGGTCACCCATGATTGTATGTTTATGTAGACTGATTTTAGGTTTTTTGAATCGACAGTTCCGTAGACTGACTTAATTGGATTGTATAAATTTAACTTTACACTTTTTCCTTTTTTCATTAATTTTCATGATTATATATGTTTATGTTCTGTAAAAGAATACGCCATATATAACTGATAGTCAAAATTTTTTTAAAACAACAAGATATTTTATAATATATGATAATTGTTAAAATTAAAAGTGGGGACAATATTGAAAAAGCCCTAAAGACATTAAAGTCTAAAGTTATTAAAACTAAACAAAACCAAAAACTAAACGAGAGAAAACAATATACAAAAAAATCTGTACTAAGAAGAGCACAGATTTTAAAGGCTAAGTATATTCAGAATAAAAAAGACCAATTAAATTGATTCCTCAAGATTTTTTAATCTTAAGAAATTCATTTGGTCAAATTTTTCATCTTTTAATCGGTCAATTGTTTCAGAAATTTTTAACTTAATTTCAGATTCGTTTTCATTTTCCAAAATTGTTTTGAGTTTAGTAATTGCGCTTTCACGAATAGTCTCAAATTTAGTTTCAAGAATTTTCGTGTCTTCAGATACGATTTGGATAAATTCTTTCTTAGAATTTTCATCTAAAGTATCAAGGTAATTTTTTAAAGTTTGGTTTGCAATACTCACCATAGACTTAATCGGAATATTGATTGACTCTTTAACTATTTCAGTTTTTAATGTAAGAATTGAAATGATGTTTTTCTTAGCATTTATTCTTTCTTTTAAGTCTGTTTTTTGAATATAAACTAACGTATCAATATCCTCATAACTATTTTTAACTGATTCAGAAATTGTTTTTGGTAACTTAATGCTTGGCAAAACTCTTTGTAATAAAGATATTCCTTCTTCTAAAAACTCCTTTGCATCATGTTCGTTCAACCCTTGAGGTTTACTCAATTGGTCATATAAAGCATATGCTTTTGACATAGATTTATTACTCAACACATTGTGTTTGAATTCTCTCAATGTCTTCTTGAATTCCTTTTCATCTTTGTAGGATTCCAGTAGATTGTTCTCGATTAGGGATTTAATGTTACCAAAGGTCATTTTGTGCATTTTCCAATAAATATTACGTATTTAATAACTTATCCAATTCTTTTGACATTTCTCCTAAAGATTGTTGGGCCTGACCCAAATTTATCATTTGTGCGCCTTCAATTAGGTTATTTTCAATTAAAATGTTCATGTCTTTTTTCTTAGACTCAGGGGCTAATTCTGGTTCTCCTGTTGGTGGAGATTCTCCAGCTGGTGGTGTTTCACCTCCCAAATCAGGTAACTCTGTTTCTACTCCTCCTCCTCCAAATGATGGTGGTGAACTTAACTCTTCAGTGCCTCCTGGTGTTGTTTCCGCACCAGCCGCTGGTGTTGCACCTGTTGCACTACCATATAATTTGTCAATATTGTCGAATAATCCCGTTTTAGTAATAACCGTTGCTGTTGCTTTAAGTTCCTCACCAACAGCTCTCTCAACTCTTTGTTGTTGTAAATCTAAACGAACTTCTTCGTCAGACCATCCAAAGATATGTTTCTTGGCCCATGTTGACGATGTTGCTTGAATACCATTTCCTGGGTCAGACACTAAGTCTTTATATAATAACACTTTTTCTTTCCAAACATCAATCTTCAATAAGTCTGCTTGGGTTGATGGGTTTGTAAGACCTATGGTAAAGTTTGAAAGTTCATCCTCAAAACCTAATAGGAATAAGTGAATAATAGCAATTTTATTTAACTCAGCCAACATACTTTTTTGGATTCTATTGATTGTACGAGCAAATCTAATGTCTTGTAAGGCCAAGTTTTTACCGTCACCGACAACTTCTTCAAATCCTAAGAACGCCTTAGGAACACGAAGTGCTGTTAATAATTTCTTTTGGATATACTCGATATCCGCAATCTCTGATAAGTTTGTTGCTCCAGGTAATGTTGTAATTGGGTCTGGAGCTGCAGGGTCTCTAACAGGTATAAAGTAATCTTGGTCAACCGCCATTTGGTTAAACCTCATATCTACGTTACCGGTCTTGTTATCAACAATTTGCTCTCTTTTAAATTTGTTAGCAACACGTTGTACATATGCCTCAACATCATCATCGTTCATATTACCTACGAAAACTTTGAACATCCTTCTTTCAGGTGCTCTTGATGTACGATAAATTAACATCGCGTCTTCTGATAGTAATAATTGTTTCCAAATCCTTCTCGCCTTTTCCAACATAGAAGTACCGTAAGGAAGTTTTCTATCGTCACCTAATAATCTAAAGTGAGCCATCTCCCATGATTGGAATTCCATGTTTTTATTCTTCCAAGTAAAGTGAAGAGCCTTTTTGTCCTTATCTAATTCTTTTGTAATATCTGTTGAAATTTTTCCACTTGCACCTACCTCATGTCTTTCAATTTCAATTGTTGGTAACTGTTGTACGCCAACCACTCCCTTCTCAGGGTCTAATTTCAAGTAAACAAAGTTGTCACCGTACTTACAAGTGTTTCTTGTCCACATTGGTAGGTTGGTGTTAATGTCTAAGTTGTTGTTAAACAAATCGGCTAATACACCTTTTATTCTTTTTGACTCAGAATAGATTTGTAAAATAAACCCATCTTCGTTAGTTGTTGTGGATTCCTCGGCGTAGATGTCTAATGCCGCAGAAATCTCAGGAGTATACTCCATTGACTCGTAGTCATATTGTGCGGATAACCTCGATGGTTCGTAATAAATCGCCTGTGAGTAAAGATTATTTTCAACCTTAGCCCATTGATTTGTTAAATAAAAAGTCTGTTGTGCCTGTAATTTTTCCTTCTCATATTCTTCTCTACTTTTGGTTCTCAAAAGTTCTTTCTTATCAAACTTAAAAGTAGGATAATCCTGTTGTAGAAGTGAGTTCGGACCAAATGTTTGCGACAGTCTTTGCCAAACCGTCATATTCTGTTCTGCCATAATATAAATTTACTTGTTACCTTGATAATATAAATAGTTATTATGCACCAAATAACCACCCATATTTTTGGTAATCTTCTCGAGTTGGGCCTTGATTTATTGGATTCTGTCTACCCATTTGAGGAACCATTGGATTAAAATAATCTGAAGTGTTTTTGTTTTCATTCATGACACTAGACCAAGAATTTAACATTGCTTTAGTATGGTTAACCACCTTTTCAAGTGATTGGAACGATTTTTCTGCAACATAGATTGCCATTGAAATACTCATAATACAGTCATCATGATGTCCTTTTTGGTGGTCAGGTCTACCGTTAATGTAAACAAAGGTGTTCATTTCGTTATATAGCCTACTTGAATAAACTCTAAACTTATGTCTCATTGCTTCTTCAAATGATGAAATAATTTGAACCCTCTTACTATTAAAATTAATACCAGGTATTTTTTCATTCATCTTAGGGTCAAACTTCCATTTGTTTGTCATATCAACGTTATCCACATACATGCCTGCCTGATATCCCATCTCTTGCATTTTTCTAGCGGTTGCGACCCCCATACCTCCCGTTAAATCGACTACACAGTACGCGTTGTACATTGTACCCCATTTGTAAGCAATTTCAGCCAGGATGTCGGGAGGTATCTTCCCAACGTATTCTAATACTTGTTCTCTAGCGTCAAAGTCAATAATCTGAATAGATGAAAAATCTTCAGAATCACCTCTTGAAACGTCGACACCCATAACATACTTATGACCGTTAACAGGTTCTTTAAAAATCCAAAGTCCTCCACCCATCATTTTTGCTAAAGGGTCCCTAACTTGGTTTTTGGAAATATCGGTCATCATTTCAGAATCAAATACGTTATCTCCTGAACCCAAAAAGTTACATTCCAACTCCTGAGCAACTTTACGTCTATCGTATTTTAATTTCTTAACCATCCCTTCAAACCAAGATGAACATGGTTTGTATCCCTGTTCAATATAGTCTGTAACTATGGAGTGGTCTCTATCGTATGGATTATCCATAAATAACTCAATAACAACATCGTTAAGATTATATTCTTCTCTATTTAAAAGAAAGTGAACCAAATCGTTGGTTTTAACCATATACAAGTCTTTTGTATAACGAGGGTCACGGTGCCAAAACATTTCGGTCACCTTAAAATCATTCATTCCCCTTAAAGATTGGTCATAGATTTCGTAATAAATTGGGTCGTATCCGTTTGGAGTAGATACCACAATTACTTTACCCCCTGTAGATAGGGACGCCATACAGGCCGCCCAAAAATCTCCGTCGGCCTCAATGTAAGCGGCCTCATCAAATATCAGAATGGTTGGGGTATAACCCCTCAAGGCATCTCGTGATGTTGCAACGGCTTTAACCTCACAACCATTTGTTAATTTAAAATGTCTTTGCGCGTTTTTTTCTTGTGAAAAACCAGCACCAACCCATGAAGGCCATTGTTCGGTAAATCCTCTAACTTTATTGGCCATCTCCACCGCAGTATCTAATTTGTTTGCAATGATTAGAACTTTTTCTGGCTTTTCTTTTCTAGCAAAGGCTAATCGTTTTGATACCCAAGCAGCGGTAACTGTTGAAACCCCTGCCTGTCTGTACTTCAAGGCAACGTTTTCATTGTAGTTATCGTAATCTTCTATTAAGGAAATTTGGTCGGGAAATAAGTCTAAGGGAACGTATTTGGATACGGTGTTATCGTAGGTCTGTAAATAAGTACGAAGTGCGTAAGGAGTGTTCCTCATGCACTTCGTAACTTCTATAATTAATTGTTCTTTGTTCACAAATTTTGGTTATTTGGGTCTCGATATCCCCAAACCACCTAATAAGTCATCAAGATTGTCGGGTCTATTTATCCCCAAACTATCTAAGTAATCATCCATATCTGTAAGATAATCCTTATCATCGTCCTTTTCTTCAGGGGCATAATCAACATCCTCATCATCGTCGTCGTAAGAACTAAATCCACCACTAGGATTTAAATTACTATCGTCAGATTCACCATCTTCTCTAAAGTTGTCAAAGTCAGATTTCATCTTCTTAGCTTCTTTTATTATTTCTTTAAATTTTGAAGTCGCCATTTTAATTTTTGATTCATCCTCAGATATTGCATATCCAATAATTTTTAAAAATTCTTCCGCAGGTATTTGATATAGTAATATATGGAACCAAGGAATTAACCCTTTATTTGAATCATCAACCAATTCATCAGGTAATGCATATCTAATTTTTTCTACGATTTCAGGCCCTATTCTAAGTTGCATCGGTTCGTTAGATAATATATCAACCTGACCTTGAACTTTTTTACGTAGTTCCATATCTTTAGGTAATCCATATCTACCCTTACCCTCTTCAATTCCTTTGATGATTTCGTGACATAAGATTGGGAAAATCATACCTTCAGCTACAATTTTTGTATCTGGCTTATCTTCGTCTTCACCACCTTCTTCTTCATCATCATCGTTGTCTTGTAATTTCACCTTACCCGCAACACCTTGACCTGTTTGACTCATCATTTCAATCATTTGTTCCATTGTAAAATAAAGGAAATCATTAATTGCCATAATACCTAAATAATCTCTATAAAGAGATGGATTTATTTCGTCTAATCTAGCCTTAATGTCAGGTTTTTGAAAAACATAATGACCTCTTTTAGCTGCTCCTTGAACGATTGCATTAATGATGTTTCTTTTATGTTTTTCTAACTCAAGAATTTCTTCGTCAGTTAAATCTTCAACATCAAATGATGGAATTTCAGGAGATTTGTCCTCTTCCTCTTCTTCCTTATCTTTTTCAGGTTTCATTCTAAAATCACCTGTATTAATTGGTTGTCTGTTAAGTAATGCCTCAATTTTAAACCAATCTGCAGGTACTTCGGTTTCTTCTAAAGACGCTTGTATTGCCAATTGCTCTAATTCTTCCCTGTGTTGAGCCTCTATTCTCATAATAGACGGTAACTTTCTCATCATCTCTTGGTAAACCATACCTTGAGTTTGTTTAGAACTTAGGTTTTCAATTCCAGTTACTTCACTTAACTTTTCCGCAACTTTTTGAAATCTATTACTTATCAACCTTTGAACGTCTTCAGTACCTTTTCTCATGGCAGGATTTTGAGCGTATAAATTTTCAGGACTTGCTAATTTTCTTTCCAAATTTGGGTCCATTCTTTCGGGTCTATTCCCGTAATCTAATTGTTCTTTAATCTTCTTTGCCATTTTAATTTTGTAATAAGTTTAATATAACGTCCATAATTTTATCTTTAGCCTCTTCTGCAGAAGGTTTTTTAGCCTTTGGTGCAGGATTCTCACCAGGGTTTGGATTTTTTCCAGGGTGTGCGGGTCTTTGTGGTTTTGTACCAGGTTTTGTTGTTGGTTTTGTTTTTGGTTTTGATGGTGCAACTGAAGGATTGTTTTCGTCAACTTCTTTCTTCGCTTTAGGTGCAGGATTTTCACCAGGGTTTGGATTCTTTCCAGGGTGCGCAGGTCTTTGTGGTTTTGTATTAGGTTTTGTTGTTGGTTTTGTTTTTGGTTTTGCCGGTGCCGTTTCAGTGTTGGAAGTCTTATCAAATGATTGTAAATGTTTTGTTGCAAAATTTTCACTTTCTGACAGATGTTTAATTAAATCACCTTTAGTGATTCTTGGCGGTAAGTTTTTTTCTACAATTCTCATGATTTGATTTTCAATAAACAAAGATACAGGATTTTTTCCTTCTTTCAATTGTTTTTTTACTTCTCTTACACATCTTTCCCATTTCCTTGATTTTTTAGGCCCTACTTGAGAATGACAAATTGCCCATGGGTTTGGACCATCTTCCTTTTTCTTAGATTCACCCATTTCTTTTCTATTGTTATCGCTATCATCATCCATTCCATCAGGTGCCATATCATCCGACATGTGTGGAGTTTCTTGACCTGTGGCACTTTGCATCGCATCGGCACCAAGAGCATCATTATTTTCTAAATCGTCTTGTTCTGCGGTCACCATAACTTCTTTAGTGTTTGGGTCTTGTGAGATATTCACATCACCAATTTTACCACCTTTAGGTCCCACTTTATACGTTTTTTTTGATGGTACTTCTGTTACTTGTTCACCAACCAATCTTAAGTGTAATATGTTGATTTGAGATTCATCTAACTTTGATACAGTTTTAGATGATAATCCTTTTTCAATAAGTTCTAATGCTTTTTCGTTAATTTTCATAAATTACTTTCTTTTCGAATTCCAAAATCAAATCCTTTTCGTAGAGTTTGTCTTTTATTTCTTGTTCTGTCATTCCGAATCTAAAAACTAAACGTTTCTGTCCGTTTTCTTCGTCGGTCTCCCAGGCTAATGCAACCACATCGTCAATCGCATCTATCATACAAAAAAAATCGGAGTTCTGAATCAATTCCAATTTTATATCAGTATTTCTCAGAACTCCTACTTTTTTAATATATTTTAATTCAGGTGGTCCAGGATAACCATTAGATGGTTTACTTTCCCAAGACTCTCCCCACACATCCAGACTGTCAGAGAATATGAATTCGTAAAGATTGTCTCCCTTATAATTAGGACCCAAACCGTTTACGTATATCAAATTACTCATAGATTACAATATTTGTCCTTCAGGTGTTATTTTTACTTGTTTACCTTTATTTTCAAACACTAAATTTTGTTTGTTTGTTTTTCCAATAATTTTAGCGGAAAAATTTTCATTTAAAAATTTTTGTGAAGACAATTCTTGTTCGATAGTTTCAGATAATTTAATAACTTCACTCATTTGTTTTCTAACTTCAGAAATTTTAGCTACTTTTTTCTTAGCAACTTTTTCTCTACTTTCCATGATTTCTTTTTTAGTAATTTCAAAATACTTTGAGATTACTTTATCAATTTTAGACTCTCCAAAGATACTGTCGATAATTGCTCCGTTTCCGTAGTCCATATCTTCTTCTTCCATATCTTCGTTTTCGTAATAACCACCTTCTTCCATTTCACCTTCCATTGGAATGTCCATGTCAGCTTGGATATCTTCGATTTCACTATCATCTGTTAGGTCTTCTCCACCCATATCATCGCCACCTAAATCTTCAGTTTCATCTTCAAATTTAGATAAGATATCTTCCCTATCTTCTTCAGATAATTCATTCAAATCAAATGAAGATAATACCATATTGATAACATATTTTATGTCTTCAGATGTCATACCTTCTTGAGACTCTAACGTTCTAATTTTTTGAGTTAGTTTACCCGTTAGTTTTTGGATTGATTTAAATGTTACCGTTTCGTCAGAACCTCCAACTTCCATAGACGCATCAATATCCATATCAATGTCACCCTCAGGTCCCATTTCTTCAGAGTCAATCCCTAAATCCATTTCTTCTCCACCGATAGGAGATGCTGGTAATTCAGGTGCCGGTACTGGTGGTGGAGCCATTGGTGGAGCCGCGGCTTCTATTGGAGCTGGCGCTGGTTTTGGAGTTTTTAACGTAAATCTTTTTTGTTCTCCAAACATTGAAGTACCTTCTTCATTTTCGTTAAGTCTGTTCAACTCTCCCGCAACTAAGTTTAATCTTTTTAAAGCTTGAGAATATGAAGAATAGTATTTTCTATTTTTCATTGGCTCAATGTAATCTGTTTCAGATTCTGAAATAGTTTTCTTAATGATATAACCTTGTCTCTCTTTTACGATTTCATAGTTGTTACCATCAGATAAAGTTCTATTAAACTCAGTTTTTGATGTTTCATTTATAGTAGTTGGAATTGTTTCGTTAAAACGAGCAATCTCCATAATTCTTCTTAATTTATCTTGGCCTTGAAGTTTTTCACTACCAATTGGTTTTAAATCTCCCATATTATGATTTATTTTTTTTTAATTATTTAGTCCTTGAAAACCTCCTAATGAGATTGCATTTAGTTGTACAATTACTTCATCACCATCTTCACTTGTCATTACAGAATATGGAACAGTTGCCCCTGCAGGTGCTGTTCCACCACTAAAACTACCTAACATTCCAATAGTATATTGGTATTGTTGATTTACTTCAATTACAAACCCTAAAGTAACACTTGGGGTTGGTGTTGATGTTGGTGTCGATGCGGGTGTTCCTGTTGGTGTTGGTGTTACAGATGCCGTGCCTGTTGGCGAAGCAGTAATACTTGGTGTTGGGGTTTTTGTTGCGGTGTTAGTTGGTGTTGGAGTTGTTGTTGCGGTATTAGTTGGCGTAGGTGTATTAGTTCCTGTTGATGTATTAGTTGGTGTTTGAGTTGTTGTTGGAGTTGTTGTTGGAGTCTTAGTTTGAGTTGGGGTTGGGGTGGTGGTACTTGTTGCCGTATTAGTCGGCGTTTGTGTGTTTGTTGGCGTAGGTGTAGGTGTCGACGTATTTGATGCCGTTGGTGTTGGAGTAATGTCTCCAATACATTCAACACATGTATTCCATGGACCATTGTTGATAGTAACAACCGCGGCTAATGGGGTGTCAATACCTGGACCAACCGTATAACAACTATTTTCTCCATTAATTATAAGGTCGTAAATGTTATTATTTATAAGGTTACCTGCAAATTTGGCATAAAATGTTTCTCCCCCACTACATGGAGTTATAATATAATAAGTGAACGGTAAAGGAGATTTTGTTGGTGTAACTGTATTTGTTGGTGTAACCGTTGGGGTTGACGTATTAGTTGTAGTATTTGTTGGGGTTGATGTCTTGGTTGTCGTATTTGTTGGGGTTGTAGTATTTGTAGGTGTAACCGTTGGAGTTACCGTATTAGTTGGAGTTACCGTATTAGTTGGTGTTTGCGTATTAGTTGGTGTTGTAGTATTAGTTGGTGTTTGTGTGTTTGTTGCAGTAGGTGTAGGTGTCGACGTATTTGATGCCGTTGGTGTTGGAGTAATGTCTCCAATACATTCAACACATGTATTCCATGGACCATTAAATATTGTTGCAGTTACAGCTAATGGGGTCTCAAATCCAGGCCCAATCGTGTAACAACTATTATTTCCGTTAATTGTAAGGTCATATATTCTATCTATGATTAAACCATCTTGTGATTTAATATATAAATACGTAGAAGAACTACAGGATGATGCTATGTAATAATTGAATGCCATCTAATTTTTTTCTTTATAAATATATGACTAATACTAATTATTTACGGATTTCTTGAATTTGTCCTTCTATGGACAACTCTTTATCCTTGATTTTAGTCTTTTCGTCAAAAAGTTTACCAATATGTCCAGACCTTCTTAAATATTTGAAAACCAAGTTCTCATAAGAAAATTCTCCATCTTTGTCTAACCCTGACTGTCTATAGTCTTTTAGTTTGTCTTTTAATTTTTTTAATGTTTCAACATTCCCTTCAGACTTAGCGTCTTCAATTGCGTCATCAATCTTATCTGTCCAACTTTTAATTTTGGTTTTTAAAACTGACATGTCTAAATCTTTACTTGTTCTTTTAGGTTTGTGAACCCATTCATTATTCATTACGGAATAAACACCATCACTATGAGATTCATCCGAAACTCCTTGGGCATAAACTTCTACATCATATCCAAAAATTTTAATATTGTGTTTGTCGTTAAAAAGTTTCTTTTTTAAATCAAAAAGTTCTTTATATAAATCTTCTTGATTTTCATATTTTTCAAAATCGATAATAACATGTAAATCAAAGTCAGAATATTCGGACCAATTAAAATTTGCTAATGACCCCATTAGATAAACGTCTTCAACAAAAACATCCTCACCTAAGTCATCAATAAATTCAACTGCGATGCGTTCAAGAGCCATCCTAACTTCAGAAAACATTGTTGACTTGTTAGGGTCTTCAGGGTTTTTCCAAATTTTAGGATTTAAGGTTTTCTTAATTGAAAAACTATTAAGTATCTGTTGGAATTTATTCATCCTTTATAAATACTACAGTTTCTTATACTTATATTTTTTTGAAATATCTGTGGTAAAATACTTTCCCTGTGATTCGGATTTTCTGAAGGCAGTATACGCCTGATGCGGTACCCCTTCGTATTCGTATCTGTGTCCATTATTAAACTCAACAACTAAACTCTTTGTTTCAGTGTCGTATTCTGTTTTCTTAATGTTTGAAGATTTAATTTCGTTTAAAATCTTTGTTCCTTTAATTTCTTCTTTTGTAATTGACATGACTTAATGGTGTTATTTCATCTATTTTAGTTAATATTGGTTTCATGTAATTTGTAAATTCATTCCAATCAATATTAAAACCATAATCTTTTACTTGCCGAAATAAAGCTTTTTGTGTATCGCCAAACTTATGAAACAGTGACATCATTAGTGGTGTATGAGTCGGGGGTTTTTTTAAGTCTTTCTCACTAAATCCAAGTTCTTGGAAATGTTGTCTAAGTTGTAAATAAATTTCTACAAGTTCTTTAAGACCAAGGCTTTCGTTTAAAAATATTTCATGTGGTTTCATAATTATAAATATAAAACCCCCACCGTTTGGTGAGGGTTCTTTTTTAAAATCTTAACTTTTTAAAGTTTTATAATGAAAAACTTTCACCACATCCACAAGTTCGTGATGCGTTTGGGTTTAAAAACTGAAATCCTTTACCGTTTAATCCACCGGAATATTCTAATTCCGTTCCGAATAGATATAATACGGATTTTCTATCTACTACAATTTTTACACCCTTATCTTCTGCCAAAGTATCGGTCTCATGATGGTCGGTATCAAATGATAAATCATATGATAATCCACTACACCCGCCTCCTTTAACCGATACTCGAACAAATGGAGTTTTAAATCCACTTTCTTCTATAAGTGAAGTTAATTTCTCAGCTGCGGATTCGGTTACGGTTATCATGGATATAATTATTATTTAATTTAACTGATTCTTTTGTTTATAATCCGAGATTGCAGATTTAATCGCATCCTCAGCAAGAACTGAACAATGTATCTTTACCGGTGGGAGTGATAATTCTTCCACTAAATCCATATTATCAATAGTTAATGCTTCTTCCAAACTTCTTCCCTTCAACATTTCAGTTGCCAAAGATGATGCAGCGATTGCCGAACCACATCCGAACGTTTTGAACTTAGCATCAGTTATAATATTATTTTGGACTTCGATTTGTAATCTCATCACATCACCACATTCCGGTGCACCCACTAATCCCGTACCCACATTTGGATTACTTTTATCTAACGTACCAACGTTGCGAGGATTGGTATAATGTTCTATTACTTTTGCTCCGTATGCCATATAATAATTATTTTATTTTTTTATTTGAAATATTTTAATACGTTAAGACATAACTCGGATGGTACCTTACTTCATCTTAATCCATAAATATCATCTTACGAAGAATACCACAAAGATTCTCAACGAACCAATATTTCGGTTGAAGGTGATTTATTACTTCAATAACTTTTACTTTTTCAAGTTTTTGATTTGGTCTCTAATTTCAATAGACTTTTCAAAGTTTTGTTCTTTAATAGAATTTTTTAATTCCAACTCAAGTTTATTGATTACCTCTTGATTTGATTCGAAGTTTTTGATTTGGTCTCTAAGTTTAACCGCCGATTCAAAATCTTCATTTTCAATAGCAACGTTAAGCTGAGACTTCAATCCTTCAATTCCCGTTGGAGAATCTTCACCTCTATAATAAGTTGTAACTTTTATCGTACCATCATCAGATACTCTACTTTGTGTTTTCCACCCTCCTTTAAGGGAATCAAATTGTGAGAACATTTCATCAAATGCTCTAAAGATGTCATTGTAATTTCTTCTGTTTCCAAACATAATTTTATTTTTTTAATTCAATTTTATTACTTACCTTTGTCTTAATCAAATAATATACCAACTAAGTTTTTATGTCAAGATGTCAGGTAAAAATAAATATAACTGACAATTTGTCAAATTATTTGGAAATGAACAATATTTGATGTTACTTTGTAAAAAAATAGAAAACATATGAACGACTTAATGGACGATGACGACAAAATGATGAGTAAGAAACAAAAGCAATCCGACAGCGGTACTCCTGTTTTGGATAACTTTAGTCGAGACTTAAACAAACTTGCGGAAGAGGGAAAGTTAGACCCCGTTATTGGACGTGATAGAGAGATTTTAAGAATCGCTCAGATTCTATCACGTAGAAAGAAAAATAACCCTATAATCCTTGGCGAACCTGGTTGCGGTAAAACCGCAATTGTTGAGGGTCTTGCAATGAAGATTGTAAACGGGGACTGTCCGAGAAATCTTGTGGATAAACGATTGGTTAATCTTGATTTAACTTCAGTTGTTGCTGGTACAAAATATCGTGGACAATTTGAAGAAAGAATGAAAGTTATAATTGAAGAACTTCAAGCTAACCCACAAATTATTGTCTTTATTGATGAGGTACACACCTTGGTTGGTTCTGGTAATTCCTCAGGTTCAATGGACGGTTCAAACATCTTTAAACCTGCATTATCTCGTGGTGATATTCAAATTATCGGAGCGACAACTCTTGATGAATTCCGTAAGAACATTGAAAAAGATGGGGCATTGGAACGCAGATTTCAAAAAGTAATGGTAGATGCGTCTACGGTTGATGAAACAATCCAAATCCTACAGAATGTTCGTGATAAATACGAATCTTATCATAAGGTGATTTATACTGACGAGGTTATTGAAGCTTGTGTTAAATTGGCTGACCGTTATATCACAGACCGTGAATTCCCTGATAAAGCATTTGATATCTTGGATGAGGTTGGGGCTCGTATGCAAACCGAACTTAAAGTTCCTGAATCGATTGAACTCTTAAAAAAGGCCGCTGCGGACATAAGACAATTAAAGATTGATGTAGTTAAAAAACAAAACTACGAACAAGCAGCTCAATTAAGGGATAAGGAAAAAAAGGTGTTGGATAAATTAGAAACTGAAAAACTTAAGTTTGAGGAATCTATGTCTAATAATAAACAAACTATCTTATTAAATAATGTTTATGAGGTTGTGTCTAACATGGTTAAAATTCCTGTAAGTAAAATGAGTG